TATAAAAACGAAGATGGTTGGAATACTCACGATAGGTATTGTTTTGTAAAACCAATTCCAACAGAAGATTCGTATATTTATAAACCATTTAGTGAAGAACCATTGATGGGTAAAATGAAATATGTAAACGATTATCTGATTAGTCAAGGAGTTTTGCCAGGAGATAAAGTTTGTTTTCAACCCGATAGTAAATACGAATTCACAGTAGATGGAGAAAAATTATATAGGATGTTTGATCATCAAATTACAATTAAATTAAATGACAATGAACTCAAAAGATTTAAAAGAAAAAATCATTAACGCAGGGTATCGAGCAGTTGAACAATTAGTTAAAGTTGCTCGAGAAGAAATAATCAAAGCTGATCCACAAGATGACTTAGCCGCAGACAGATTAAAAAATGCTGCTGCAACAAAAAAACTTTGCATTATGGATGCGTTTGAGATAGTCAACAAAATTGAAGAAGAAAAGAATATTCTTGAAATATCAGAAAAAGGAAAAACAAAAATAGATACTAAACAAGGTTTTGCAGAAAGAAGGTCTAAATAGTTTATATGTAACAATAACAGATATTGTTGCTAAGAATATTGTTTCAAACAAAAACAGAAACAAAAGTTGGCTCTATGGATACAATGCAAAATACGATATTGTAGTTATATCTAAAACAGGAGAAATAGGAGATATAATAGAAATAAATGGATTAAAAATTGCTTTACCAAAACCTCCAAAGTCTCTTCAAAGAGACACAAATAAATGGGTTAGAAAAAAAGAACCTCAACCTTTATCTAAAATCAATTCCATATTCCAATGGAATACAATGCCAAATGAATTTAAAAACAAATGGGTAGACTATATTGAACAAGAGTTTGATAGAAGAGATATAGGGTATTGGTTTTACAACAACAACAAACCTACATACATAACGGGTGCACATTATATGTATTTACAATGGACAAACATTGATGTGGGTTATCCTGAATTTAGAGAAGCAAACAGAGTTTTTTATATATATTGGGAAGCTTGTAAAGCAGACAATAGGTGCTTTGGTCTTGTGTATTTAAAAATTAGAAGGTCAGGATTTTCGTATATGGGTTCTTCAGAATGTGTAAATACGGGAACACTAGCAAAAGACTCAAGGGTAGGTATATTATCTAAAACAGGTTCAGATGCCAAAAAAATGTTTACAGATAAAGTTGTTCCTATATCTAGTAGATTGCCTTTCTTTTTCAAACCTATACAAGATGGTATGGACAAACCTAAATCAGAACTAGCATTTAGAATACCTGCTTCAAAAATAACTAAAAAGAATATGTATGATATATCTGATGAAGAGTTATATGGACTAGATACTACTATTGATTGGAAAAACACAGATGATAACTCTTACGATGGAGAAAAATTATTACTATTAGTTCACGATGAAAGCGGAAAATGGTTGAAACCAAATAATATTTTAAACAATTGGAGAGTAACTAAAACTTGTTTGAGGTTAGGTAGTAAAATAATTGGTAAATGTATGATGGGCTCAACATCTAATGCATTAAATAAAGGCGGTTCAGAATTTAAACAATTATATCTTGATTCAAATCCAAGTAAAAGAAATGCAAATGGACAGACTAAAAGTGGATTATATAATTTATTTATTCCAATGGAATGGAACTTTGAAGGGTATATTGATGAATATGGAATGCCAAATGAAGAAGTAATTGAGTATTGGAATGCTGAAGTAGAGTCATTAAAAAATGATCCCGATGCTTTGAATGAATATTATAGACAGTTTCCAAGATCAGAATCACACGCTTTTAGAGATGAAAGTAAAGCTTCTATATTTAATTTAACTAAAATATATCAACAAATAGATTACAATGATTCTTTAATATTAGAACATCATTTAACTAAAGGTTCGTTTTATTGGAAAGATGGAGTAAAAGACTCAGAAGTTGTTTGGACTCCCAATCCAAGCGGAAGGTTTTTAGTTAGTTGGATTCCGAAAAGTAATCTACAAAATAGATTTGTAAAAAAACAAAACAACAAACATCCAGGTAATGACCATCTCGGTTCTTTCGGATGTGATAGTTATGATATATCGGGAACTGTAGGTGGTAGAGGATCTAATGGTTCATTACACGGATTGACTAAATTTAATATGGATGATGCTCCTAGCAATGAGTTTTTTCTAGAATATATTGCACGACCACAAACTGCTGAAATATTTTTCGAAGAAGTATTGATGGCTTGTGTGTTTTATGGTATGCCGATTCTAATTGAAAACAACAAACCTAGATTGCTATATCATTTTAAAAATCGAGGATATAGACACTATTGTATAAACAGACCTGACAAACATTATAATAGATTATCTAAAACAGAAAGAGAGTTAGGCGGTATACCCAACTCTAGCGAAGATGTAAAACAAGCTCACGCAGCAGCAATAGAATCGTATATAGAAAACCATATTGGTTTGAATGGAGAACAAATGGGTTTTATGCCTTTTAACAGAACTTTAGAGGATTGGGCAAAGTTTGATATATCTAGTAGAACTAAATATGATGCTTCGATTAGTACGGGTTTAGCTATTATGGCTAATCAAAAACATAAGTATTTACCACAAAAAAAACAATCAAATTTAATTGTTAACTTTGCAAGGTATAATAACAAGGGAATTTATAGCGAAATAATTAATAGATGAAAGATATAAAAATAAACATTTCATCTGTAGGTTTTCCTAGTCAGTTTGTTTCTGATGCAGAGAAAGAAACACCCGAATTTGGACTGCAAATTGGTCAGGCGATTCAATACGAATGGTTTAAAAAAGATGGAAACCAATGCAGATATTATAATCAATGGAGAGATTTTTATCGTCTAAGGTTATATGCGAGAGGAGAACAACCTATAGGTAAATACAAAAACGAATTAGCGATTGATGGAGATTTAAGTTATTTAAATTTAGATTGGACACCCGTACCTATTATTCCCAAGTTTGTTGACATAGTAGTAAACGGAATGAATGATCGTTTGTTTGAAGTCAAAGCATATGCTCAAGACGCAATGTCTCAAGCTAAAAGAAGTAAGTATCAAGATATTATTGAGGGGCAAATGGCGGCTAAAGATGTTTTAACCACTATCCAAGAAAAAACAGGTGCAAATCCTTTTATTATGAACCCCGATGATTTACCTGAAACAGACGAAGAAATGAGTTTGTATATGCAGTTAAATTACAAACCCGCAATAGAAATAGCAGAAGAAGAAGCTATAAACACAATATTTGAAGAGAATCATTATATTGATATTAGAAAAAGACTTGACTATGATTTAACTGTTTTAGGAATAGCTTGTGCAAAACACGAGTTTTTACCAGGAGCGGGAGTAGAAGTCAAATATGTAGATCCCGCTAACATCGTTTACAGTTATACAGAAGATCCACATTTTAAAGATTGTTTTTATTGGGGAGAAATCAAAACCCTACCTATTACTGAATTACTAAAGATAGATCCGGAACTCACAAGAGAGGATTTAGAAAAAATAAGTCAGTATAGCCAAAGTTGGTATGATTATTACAACACGGCTCAGTTTTATGAGAACGATATATTTTATCGAGACACTTGTACTTTAATGTATTTTAATTATAAAACCACTAAAAAAATGGTTTATAAAAAAAAGATATTAGATGATGGTCGAAGTAAAGTCATAGAAAAGGATGATACATTCAACCCACCTGTAGAAATGATGGAAGAGGGTAAGTTTGAAAAGTTTGAAAAAACTATAGATGTGTGGTATGAAGGTGTTATGGTTATGGGAACAAACATAATACTCAAATGGGAGTTAGCCAAAAATATGGTTAGACCAAAATCTGCACAACAACACGCTATGCCAAACTATGTTGCAGTAGCACCTAGAATGTATAAAGGAGTAATCGAATCTCTTACAAGACGAATGATTCCTTTTGCAGACTTAATACAAATTACACACTTGAAGCTTCAACAAGTTATAGCAAGAGTTGTTCCCGATGGAGTATTTATAGATGCAGACGGCTTAAATGAAGTTGACTTAGGAACGGGTAATGCTTACAATCCCGAAGATGCTTTACGATTATATTTTCAAACAGGTAGTGTAATTGGTAGAAGTTACACACAAGATGGAGACTTTAATCAAGGAAGAGTTCCTATCAAAGAGCTTCAGTCAAGTTCAGGAGCAAGTAAAACCCAAATGTTAATTAGTAATTATAATCATTATTTAAATATGATTAGGCAAGTTACGGGACTAAACGAAGCAAGAGATGCTTCAACTCCCGATCCAAACTCTTTAGTTGGTTTACAAAAACTTGCTGCTTTGAATTCAAATGTAGCAACTCGACATATACTTGATGGTTCATTATATCTTTTTAGAACCCTAGCTGAAGCTTTGACTTACAGAGTTGCAGATATTTTAGAATATGCAGATTTTAAAGATGACTTTGCCAATGCTATTGGAAAATATAATGTAAGTATTTTACACGAAATATCAGACTTATATATATATGACTTTGGTATATTTATAGAAGTATCTCCCGATGAAGAAGAAAAAGCTCAACTTGAAGCAAATATTCAAACTGCGTTAAAACAAGGAGATATAAATTTAGAAGATGCTATTGACATTAGAGAAATCAAAAACTTGAAGTTAGCGAATCAGTTACTTAAAGTAAAACGAAAGTCTTTGATGGAAAGAAAAGAAAAGATGCAAATGCAACAACAAGCAATGCAACACCAACAGTCAATTCAGAAACAACAGATTCAAGCTCAGATGGAGCAGCAAAAACAACAATCTGAAATGCAAGGTAAAATGCAGTTGAAACAAGCTGAAATAGCATTTGAGATAGAGAAGATGAATACTGAAGCTAAATTAAAAAGTCAGTTGATGGCAGAAGAGTTTAGTTACAATCAACAACTAAGAGAGATTTCAGAAAAAGCTTTAGCACAACGAGAACTACAAAGAGAGTCATCTAAATCAAAAAGAATTAGTCAAGCTAACACCGAACAATCTAGATTGATAAATCAGCGTAAAAACAATTTACCACCTCAACAGTTTGAGTCGAATGAAGATAGTTTAGATGGTTTTGATTTAGCAGAATTTGATCCAAGATAACCCCCAAAAAATATATTAGATTTTGTATTATCTTTGTATAAACAAAATTTAATTAAATCAATATGGAATTAAAAGTAAAAGCAGTTGAACCAGGCGAAAGCAAATCGGTTCAAGAAGTTGAAAAAGAATTGCTCGAAAAGCACGAGGAAAAATTTGAAGATGGAAAAAGTAGTGCTGAAGTGGAGCGAGTGGATACAAGCAATGAGAGTACCACCACCACACAAGAGCAAGAAAGCGTACAGTCGAAAGACGAAGCACAAGAAACAACTCCCTCCTCAGAGTTAAGTGAGGAAGATGTTCTTTCATATATTGGAAAACGATACGGAAAAAAGATTGAATCTTTTGATGAATTGATGCAAGAAAGGGAAACCGCAGAAGAGTTACCTGAAGATGTTGCATCATATTTTAAATTCAAAAGAGAAACGGGAAGAAGCATTCAAGATTATGTGGCTTTGCAAAAAGACTATAATGATGTTGATCCCGATAGTTTGCTTAGAGATTATTTTAAAGCGACTGAAGAAGGATTAGATGATGATGATATTTCAGTTTTGATGGAAGATTATCATATATCTGATGATTTAGAAGAAAGCGAAGCTAAGAAACTAAAAATCAAAAAGAAAAAAATTATTGGTAAAGCCAAAAAGTATTTTACTGATATGCAAGAGAAGTACAAGCAACCGCTTGAGTCAAGCGAACCTGCCCCTTCATCTGTTTCAGAAAAAGAAATTGAAGCATATAACCAATATTTAGCAGATGCCAAAAGTAGATCAGACTTAGCACAAAGAAAAAGCGAGGTCTATAAGGAGCAAACATCTAATTTTTTTAATCCCGAATTCAAAGGTTTTGAGTTCAAGGTAGGGGAAAAACAATTAATGTATAATCCAGGATCGTTTGCAGAGTTGAAAAACGCACATTTAAATCCATCTAAATGGACTGAACAGTTCACAGATGAGAGTGGTGTTTTAAACAATGCAAAAGGTTATCATACTGCTTTAGCACTTGCGATGAATCCTCAAAAGTTTGCTGAGTTCTTTTATGAGCAAGGCAAATCGGATGCGACTGAGGATGTTACGAAGAAAATGAAAAATATAAATATGACTACTCGTAGCACACCCGAAGTAACATCTAAAGGGGGTACAAAGTTTAAGTCTTTGAACGCTGATAGCGGAAGAGGACTTAGAATTAGAAGTATAAAAAAAAGTAAATAAATTTTTAAAAGTAAATAATTATGGCAGGTTCAGTACAAGCTGTACCGGGTTTTGCGTTGCAACCAAGTTCGCACCAAACTCCGTTAATCAGCAATTATATTACTGATTTTAATTTCTTAAATCAGTACCTTCCCGACACTTACGAAAAAGAATTCGAAAGATACGGGAATAGAACAATTAGCTCTTTCTTACGATTAGTAGGAGCTGAAATGCCTTCTAACTCAGACCTTATCAAATGGGCAGAGCAAGGAAGGTTACATACTAAGTATACCGAATTAGGTGTAGTGGGTGGTGCACAAGTTAATCAACCAACAGTTGTGTTTCAAGTTAACGATGTGCTAAATCCCGCTAACTCAACAGTACAACCAGGTTCGGGTGCTACAGTACAAATCGCAATTAGAGTTGGACAAACTCTTGTAATCGCTAACAAAACTGCTCCTCTAGGAGAGTTTAAAGGTATTGTTAGTGCAGTTGATGTAGCTAACAATCAGTTTACAGTAGAATTCTACAACGCTAATGGTTACTCAGGTAACGCAGCAGCAGCGGGTGTAGCAGTTGGTGTAGCCGAGTGTTTCATTTATGGTTCAGAATTCAAAAAAGGAACTAAAGGAATGCAAGGTTCTTTAGAAGCTGATGATTTCATCTTTGAAAATACTCCAATCATATTAAAAGATACTTACGAAGTAAGTGGTTCTGATATGGCACAAATTGGATGGATTGAAATAACAACTGAAGATGGAGCAACAGGTTACCTATGGTATTTAAAATCTGAGCACGAAACTAGACTTAGATTTGACGATTACCTAGAAACATCTATGATTGAAGCAGTTCCCGCTGAAGTAGGTTCGGGAGCAGCAGCAGCAGGTGGAGACATTGGTAACAAAGGATCTGAAGGTATCTTCTATGTTGTGCAACAAAGAGGTAATGTATGGAGCGGTGGAAACCCCGCAGCATTAGCTGACTTTGATGCAATTATTAGCAGATTAGATGCTCAAGGTGCAATTGAAGAAAATGTAATCTTTGTTGACAGAGATTTCGGATTCGATATTGACGATATGTTAGCGGCTCAAAACTCATATGGAGCGGGTGGAACATCTTATGGTCTATTCGACAACGATGAGGAAATGGCTTTAAATTTAGGTTTCTCAGGATTCCGTAGAGGTTATGACTTTTACAAATCTGATTGGAAATATTTAAATGATCCTACAATGAGAGGTGGGTTACCATCTTCTTCAGGGAACATTAACGGATTGTTAGTCCCTGCGGGATCAACAACTGTATATGACCAAATCTTAGGTAAAAATGCTAAGAGACCTTTCCTTCATGTAAGATATAGAGCTTCTGAAACGGAGGATAGAAGATACAAAACTTGGATCACGGGTTCAGCGGGTGGTGCAGCTACATCTGATGTAGATGCAATGCAAGTGAACTTTTTATCTGAAAGAGCAGTTTGTACTTTAGGTGCGAATAACTTTTTCATTTTCCAAGACTAAGTATTACTTAATAAGAGTAGAGTCCCTTCGGGGACTCTGTTCTTTATTTTAATTTTATAAAATTTAATCTAATGAAAAAAAATCAAAAATATGTAGACAAGATCTACAAACTAACAAGAGATGCAGCACCTCTTTCTTTTATGCTGCCAACTAGACATACTCGAAGATACCCTTTATTGTGGTTTGACGAGGAGACAGGAAACCAAAGAGCATTACGATATGCTCGAAATCAAAAATCAATATTTGAAGATGAACAAGATGGCAACGCTATAGTTGAACCTATAATCTTCGAAGATGGTTTTTTAAGAGTTCCTAAAACCAATCAAGTTTTACAAAAGTTTCTTGCTTTACATCCGCAAAACGGACATCGATTTGTAGAGGTTAATTTAGAGAAAGATGCAGCTCAAGAACTAGACAATATGAATGTAGAGATTGATGCTTTGATTGAAGCTAAAAATTTAAACATAGAACAACTAGAACATATTGTAAGAGCGGTGTTTGGTCAAGATCCCGACACTTTGACAACAAAGGAAATGAAAAGAGATGTTTTAGTTTTTGCTCGTAGAAATCCTGATCAGTTTTTAAAACTATTAAATGATCCAATGTTAAAGTTACAATCTAAAGTAGAGATGTTTGTTTCAAAAGGATTAGTAAA